TCAAATGGAAAATTTTACAGTGCGCGATATTGGCGCAGGGGAAGAGCGTTCAATGCAAGAAATTGAACAAGAGTTATTAGACAAGCACGAGGAGAAGTTTAATAATGAATCTACAAAAGAGGTTGCAACTGAGGTTGTAAATGAAGAGGTAGTTCAAGAGACAACTACTCCAGAGTTAAAGGATGAGGACGTTTTGTCCTACATCAAAGGAAGATACAACAAGGACATCAACTCTGTTGATGAACTATTTAAGGAGAGAGAATCTAACGAGGAGTTACCTTCAGACGTTTCAGCATTCTTAAAGTATAAGAAAGATACTGGTAGAGGTATTGATGACTTTATGAAGTTAAGTAAAGACTTCAGTACACTATCTCCAGAGAAGCTTTTAGCTGAGTACTACTCAGTTACCGAGTCAGACTTGGATGACGAGGATATCAACTATATGATCGAGGATAGATTTGGATACGATCCAGACTTCGATGAGGAGAAGGATATTAAGAAGAAAGAGATTGCCAAGAAGAAAGAGCTTGCCAAAGCTAAGAAGTTTTTTGAAGATCAGAAGGAGCAATACAAGTCACCACTTGAGTCAAGGGGTAGCTCAGTTTCAGATGAGGATAAGGAAGGCTACAGCGCTTACAAGAAATACGTTCAAGACGCACAGACTGTGCAGCAAGAGAGTCACAAAAAGTCTGAGTATTTTCAGAAGAAGACGGAAGAACTTTTCAACCAAGATTTCAAAGGTTTTGATTTCAATATTGGTGACAAGGATTTAAAGTTTTTACCTGGTGATCCAGCAGACTTAAAGAAGTCTCAATCTGATCTGACAAATTATATATCTAAGTATTTAGATAGTGATGGGTTAATTTCAGACGCTGTTGGTTATCACAGATCCTTATCTGTAGCTATGAATCCTGAAAAATTTGCTAAGTTCTTTTATGAGCAAGGTAAAGCTGAGGCGTTATTAGATACCGCCAAACAAACAAAGAATATAGATATGGAGGTTAGAACATCTCCTCAATCTATCAGCTCATCAGGAGTTAAAGTGAAAAGTATAGACGATGGTGGTGGTCGTGGACTTAAGTTTAAAAGTATAAAATAACACTTAAAAAATTAAAAAATGTCAGTATTATCTACACCAGGCTTTGATTTGCAGCCTTCAGCAGAGAGAAAAACTCTTGCATCAAATTACATCACAAACTTTGACTTCTTGAATCAGTATCTTCCAGATACTTACGAGAAAGAGTTTGAAAGATATGGTAATCGTTCAGTTGCATCTTTCTTAAGATCAGTTGGAGCTGAGATGCCATCTATTTCTGACCTTATCAAATGGGCAGAGCAAGGTCGTTTACACACTAAATATGTTAACTGTGCTTCTGACGCTGCTGCAGCTTCTGATACAGCTACTATTACAGTGAGTGACACTTTAGTACCAGGGAATGGTGGAATTGCTTTTAGAATTGGTCAAACTGTTTTCTTATCAGATAACAATGAGGCTTCTAAATCTAACAAGGCTATCATCACTGATGTTGATTACACTGCTGGAACTTTTGACGTAGCTTACTACGAGGCTGGTGGTCAAACTTTTGCAACTACAGATACAGTAACTGCATTCGTTTATGGTTCAGAGTTCAGAAAAGGAACTGAAGGAATGGAAGAGTCTTTAGAGGCTGATGACTTGTTCTTAGAGAACAGCCCAATCATCATCAAAGATAAGTATGCAGTATCTGGTTCAGATATGGCACAAATCGGATGGGTTGAGGTTACTTCTGAGAACGGAGCTACAGGTTTCTTATGGTACATCAAATCAGAGCACGAAACTCGTTTGAGATTTGAGGATTACTTAGAGTTAGCTATGATTGAGGCTGTACCAGCTGAAGCTAATTCAGGAGCTGCTGCTACAACAGGTAATGTTGGTAACAAAGGATCTGAAGGTTTATTCTACTCAGTTTCTCAAAGAGGAAACGTATGGGGTGGTGGTAACCCAACTACATTGTCTGACTTCGATACTATTATCCAACGTCTTGACAAGCAAGGTGCTATCCAAGAGAATGTGTTATTCGTTAACCGTCAGTTCTCTTTCGATATCGATGATATGTTAGCTTCTCAAAACTCTTACGGAGCTGGTGGTACATCTTACGGTTTGTTCGATAACGATAAAGATATGGCTTTGAACTTAGGGTTTACAGGATTCAGAAGAGGTTACGACTTCTACAAGACTGACTGGAAATACTTAAACGATGCTGCTACACGTGGTGGAGTAGTTGGTGGTGCTATTAACGGAGTGTTAGTTCCTGCTGGATCTACAACTGTTTATGACCAAGTATTAGGTAAAAACGCTAAGAGACCATTCTTACACGTACGTTACAGAGCTTCTGAAACAGAAGATCGTCGTTACAAAACTTGGATTACTGGTTCTGCTGGTGGTGCTTCTAACTCTAGCTTAGATGCTATGGAGGTACACTTCTTATCAGAAAGAGCGTTATGTACTTTAGGTGCTAACAACTTCTTCTTATTCGAAGCTAATAGCTAGTAATAAATAAATACCTAACAGGGAGACGAAATACTCTCCCTGTTATTTTTTTAACAAATTAAATTATATCAAATGAACAAAGAAACTGCATTAGTAGATAGAATCTACGTATTAAAAAAAAGAAATACTCCGTTGTCATATATGTTGACATCGAAGAATACTTCAAGAAGTCCGTTATACTACTTTGACGGAAAATCAAACAGACCGCTTAGATATGCAAGAAACCAGAAGACACCTTTCGAGGATGAGCAGGATGGTTCTGCTATTTTAGAGCCTATTGTATTTGTTGATGGTTCACTAAGTGTATCAAAAACAAATCCAGTACTACAAAAATTCTTAGAGTATCACCCAGGAAACGGAATGATATTTGAAGAAGTAAATACAGAGAAGGATGCGTCTGCACAGTTTGACAAATTAACTACAGAGTTGGATGCACAGTTGGCAGCAAGAGACCTTACGGTTGATATGCTTGAGGCTGTTGCTAGAGTTGTATTAGGAGGTAAGATTGACAAGATGTCAACCGCTGAGCTTAAGAGAGACGTGCTTGTTTACGCAAGATCATACCCTTATAAGTTTATGGAGTTGCTAAATGATCCAATGTTACAGTTGCAAAACACCTGCGCTAAGTTATTTGATCAGGACGTGTTGAGGCTTAAAAATAAAGGAAGAGATGTATACTTTAACCTAGAGACAAACAAGAAGAAACTGTTGACAGTTCCTTACGGTGAGAACCATTTATTTATCTTGGCATCACACCTGAAGTCAGATGATGGAATTGAGACACTTAGACTGCTTGAGAGCCATTTAGATTAATATTTTTTTAGTATCTTTGCAAAGATTATTAATCATAAACAAAAGATAAAAATGGAAAAATTTTTAAGTATTCCTGTAACTAACGAACAATTTCAAATTGTTTCTGCTACAGACATTAAACTTATCGAGCAAGCATCGACTACTACTGTTACCATCACTTACGGTGGAGGTAAAGTTGTTACTATCACTCACGCTACTGCTGGTGCTGGTGTTGAAACAGAGAGAGACGCTATTGAAGCGGCTGTTGTTGCAGCATTAGGCGAGGGATGGACAAAAGTAACTTACGATGTTACATTATTACCGTTTGCTGTTTCTGGAATAGCTATTGCGTAATTGTTTTTGTTCTTAAGGAAAGCTAAAGGCACTCTAATCAGAGTGCTTTTTTTTATTATCTTTGTAAAAAGTTTTTAATATGATAAACTCAGTTAGAAATACAGTTCTATCTGTTATAAATAAGAATAACTACGGCTATATTACACCTGCTGATTTCAACTTATTTGCCAAGCAGGCACAGATGGAAATATACGAGGAGTACTACTCTTCCTATAACAAGACCATAAATATGGAGAATGCTCGTATGTCAGGTACTGACTACGCTGATATTGAGCAGCCAATAGCCGAGACTCTTGAGTCTTTCTTGGTTACATCAAATTTAGATAATTATAGTGCAAATCAGTGGCTTGCACCATCAATCGACACGACTGGAAGTGAAGCCTATATGATACTAAGGATAGACTGTCTTAATGATTTAGGCAGTAGAATCGGTACAGCTGAGAAGGTTTCTAACGCAAGAATAATGATGCTTTCAGACTCTAACTTAACTGGACCATCGTTGATGTACCCAGTATATACATACGAGCAGAATGCAGTAGGAACATCTACCATTGTATTGTATCCTGACACAATCAGTGATGCAAATGATTACGACATAAGATGCACCTACTTTACGTATCCTAAGGATCCTAAGTGGACGTACATTACACTTTCAAATGGTGAGCCGATGTTCGATCAGTCTCAACTAGATTACCAAGACTTCCAGCTTCCAGCGGAGGACGAGTATAAACTGGTTATGAAGATACTACAGTACTCAGGAATATCAATAAGAGAGCAAGAGGTTGCTGCTTACGCATTAGGTCAAGAACAACACGAACAACCAACATTTAGTCAACAACAATAATTATGGCATACTTAACTGGCTATCAATACTATGAGAACGCTGGAAATTCTCCAGAGAATGAAAACTGGGGAACGTACCAGTATGTATCACTAAAGGATATAGTTAACAACTTT